AGCGACGTGTCGTATCAACGAACACGCTTACAAAGCAGCTGTTAACTCGATCTAAGGAGGACCGGTAAATGGCAACCCCAATGAGAAGTACTGACTTTCGGTCAGTAGTTGAACCGATCCTTAACGAAGTCTTTGACGGCGTTTATGATCAACGTGCAGATGAATGGAAGATGGTTTTCCGTGAGCAAAAGGGTATTCCCCGTAACTATCACGAAGAGCCTGTTCTGTTTGGTTTTGGCGCAGCTCCAGAGCTGCCAGATGGTATGGCTGTTACGTACCAATCCGGTGGTGTTCTGTTCCTGCAACGCTACCTCTACAAAGTCTATGGTCTGGCCTTCGCTCTGACCAAAGTCCTTGTAGAAGATGGCGACCATATCCGTATCGGTCAAACCTATGCTAAACACTTGGCTCAGTCGTTGATTGAGACCAAAGAAACCCTCGCAGCTAACATTCTGAACCGTGCTTTTAACGGTTCTTATGTCGGCGGTGACGGTGTGTCCCTGGTCGCTACTGACCACCCTATCGTCAACGGCACTTTCAGCAACCAGTTGAGTACCGCTGCTGCTCTGTCGCAGACTTCGCTTGAGCAGATCCTCATTCAGATCCGTAACGCTGTTGACAACAACGGTAAGCGTATCCGTCTGACGCCTAGAAAGATCGTTTCTGGTCCTTCTAACGTGTTCCAAGCTGAAGTCCTGCTCAAGTCCGCTCTGCGTACTGGCACGGCTGACAACGACATCAACCCAGTTAAGTCAATGGGTCTGTTGTCGGATGGCCAAGCCAACCTTTCCCGTATCACGTCTACCACCGCTTGGTGGGTGCAGACCGATGCTCCGGAAGGTTTGAAGCTGCTCATGCGTCGTGGTCTTGAGAAGTCGATGGAAGGTGACTTCGAGACCGACTCGATGCGTTATAAGGCTACGGAGCGTTATGTTCTGGGCTGGACTGACCCACGCGGTGTCTTTGGTACTGCTGGCGTCTAAGTAAGACACCCCACCGGACACAATCTGGTGGGGTTTTTTCTGGGTATTATTTAGTGTATCTGACCGCCCCAGCGGACGACATGCAGACAGATACGCATCACTCGCATGTGAGGAATATAAAATGGCTTCTACTACCTTCTCCGGTCCTGTTACCTCGACCAATGGCTTTATCGGCGCTGTTACTGGTAATACCGTTGGTAATGTTACGGGCGCACTGACTTCTACAACTACGACTTCCGCGGCTTTAATTGCTATCGCTAACGCAGTTAACACTTCCGGTAAAGCTCTGGGTAAAACTTTGTACAACACGACGACTAAGACTTTCTACGTTGCTCAAGGCTCAACCGCCGGTAGCACTTGGATTGATTCGTCTGATGGCACCACGACCATTACTCCTGCTTAATTAAACTGCGTGGGGGTTCGCCCCCTGTTCTAACAGGAGAGTAAAATGCGTCAAATGATTATTGCCCAAACGGGCGTCGGCTCTAGTGATGTAGCCGTTATGAATCTTAACTCTACTCCGTTCAATGTCGGCTTCGGCGTCGTTGTTACGGGTACAGTTACGTATACGATTCAACATACCTTTGACAATATGGGTACCGGTTTTGTTACTTGGTTTCCGCATCCGACTATTGCAGCTAAGTCAGACAACCAAGACGGCAATTACGCTTTCCCGGTGTCAGGTATTAAAGTGCTCGTAACGTCTGGTGACGGTACAGCCACCGCGACAATCATCCAAGCCGGTATTGTATAATGCCTTACGTTGGTTATTCGGGCGTCGCAAACCAGGCAAACACAACGGACGGGTTCGCTTCCGGTGCCGGTGCTGCTAACGTACCGGTAACCAATGGTTATGGCGAAAATGTTGGTGCGGGCGGGGTTGTTGATTTGTATCATGACGGTATAGTTAGTGTTAAATCTTATATCGCTGATGAAACTGCTCCCGGTTACGTGCTGCAAGAAGATAGCAGCAAAATTGTATTGGAGTCTTCCTAATGGCTGACCAAAAAATATCGGCAATGCCGAGCGCAACCGTTCCTTTAACCGGGAACGAGTTAATGCCGTTAGTGCAAAGTGGCGCTAATGTCAAATCGACTGTAACCGCCTTCGGTGATTACGCTCGCACGAAGTACTTCAACCACGGTGCTTGGCAATCTTTGCTTACGCAAACTGGAAATATTGCCGCTGGAACGCCGTTTACATACGAAGTTCCTGATGTAACAGACGGCGTCACCTTGGTGGCTGGATCTCAGCTTACCGTGCCTATTACTGGAGTCTATAACATTCAGTGGTCTGGGCAATTTCAAAACGTAGAGAACGACATTGAAGATGTAACGGTCTGGTTGCGTATTAATGGTGTTGATGTGCCGGGTTCTGCCGGGGTTATTTCTTTAGCTGCGCGTAAATCTGCAACAATTTTTGCCCGTACGATTGTTGGTTGGAATTACTTTTTAAATTTAACAGCCGGTCAGTACGTGCAAATTGTTTGGTTGCCAAGCGTTGCTACAATCACAGTCCCCGCGTATCCGGCCAGCGTTACCCCTGCGCATCCGTCTACGGCTTCCGTTATTGTTACTGTTAATCAGGTGGGCTAAACATGGTTGACGGAATTGAAACAGCTCGTGAGTTAGCTACGCATGCTAATGATATAAAGCATCTTCAGGCCGACATGGATGCGATGAAAGAAGACATTTCAGCTATAAAGAAATCGTTAGATGACATCAAGCAGACCCTGGCCTCAGCTGAGGGTGGTTGGAAAGTATTAATTGCCGTAGGCAGTATCGCTAGTGCTATTATCGGCGCGGTGTCGGGCTACTTTACAAGTAAAGGGTTTTAATCATGGCTAAGATGCAATACGTAAAAGACTTTGACTTTAACGTCAAACCTTGCGATTATTCGCACGGCGGCGGTGTAGAAGCACTCAAAGCCTATGCAAAGGGCGGCGGTGTTAAGATTCCGAGCGGTATGATAAAGAATCGTGGAACTCTGGGTGTTATGGGTAATAAAAACCCTGGTGAGACCTCAAAGCATACCGCACCTAAACTTCCCGGCAAACCTTCTAACTACGCAAAAGGCGGTAAAGTTATGGAGAAGGCGACCGGTGAGAGTTACCCAAGCCGTAAAGCTATGATGAAACATGAGATGGCTGAGACCCCACGTACAAAGCGTGAAGAACTCGTTCAGCGCGCAAGTGTTAAAGGCGCTGCACCTCGTCGTAGCGTCCCCGTCGCACCTACTGCACCTCTCGTAGCAATGAAAATGGGTGGCGCTGCTTCAAAAACAGGTAAAGCAGGTAAGTGTTAATTTGCCGTTTCAAGGTTCTTGAACTATAATTTTTGTCAATATAGGGCGTGCTGAAACAGCGGCCATTCTGACTACGACACGGGGTTAGCATGGCTTTTTCTGGCAGCATAAGCGGTACGACATTTAATGCCCTAAAGGTGGTGGACCAAGCCTTTAGGCGTTGCCGCCTGCCTGCTCAGGCTATTTCCGGCGAAATGCAGAGCTACGCTCTTGACTGCCTGTACCTCCTGCTTTCTGAATTAGCTAACATCAAACCACCTAGTTGGTGTATTGAAAAGCTAATTATTCCGATGTATGAAAACCAACCGATTGTAGAGTTACCTCTCGGTACGGTTGACGTTTTGAATCTAAACTACCGCACCCTACAAGCTCTGACGGGTGCGTCTACAACGACTTCAACTTCGTATACTGTAAACTTTACTACTCAGACCACGGTAGATAGTATCGGTATTATGTGGTCTGCGGCTTCTGTGCCTTTGACTTTCCAAGTTTCTACTAACGGCACCACTTGGGTTACCGTCGGTACTCAGACAACCAGCGCTAGCGCTGGCGAAATAACCTGGACGGACATATCTGGTGCCACGGCCTATGCATACTTCCGTATTACCTCTACGGCCACGTTTTCGTACACTAGCGTATACCTGGGCAACATGCCGCAGGAAATCCCTCTGGGTTTGTTAAACCGGGATTCGTACGTTCAGCAGAGCAATAAAGTTTTCCCTGGTCGTCCGACCAGTTACTGGTTCCAGCGCGATATACCGCGCCCAGTGCTTAACATCTGGCCAGCGCCATTTTTGCAGGCTGAAGAGGCTCAGTTAATTGTTTGGCGTCATCGTCAAATTATGGACACTGAGAATCTGCAGCAAGAGGTAGAGATACCTCAGAGATGGCTACAAGCTATTGTTGACAATCTGGCTTCCCGCGTTGCTGCCGAGACGCCGATTGTAGACATAAACTTAATACCTGTTCTTGATCAAAAAGCTACGATGTCTATGCAGCGTGCTTGGGACGGTGACAATGATGGTTCGCCTACGTTTATTAATCCTGGAATCGGGGTTTACACGAAATGAGCGGTCGCTATCTTGACGTTACGGGACAGCCTACGTACGGTATCGGCATATGCGCACGATGCTCACGTAAGTTTCTGCTCGCGGAACTTCAACCCGACCCAAATTATCCAGCATTGATGGTGTGCGATGCTGACCGCGACCAGTATGATCCTTATAGACTTGCTCCGCGTCAGCCTGACCAAATTGTTTTGCCGTTTGTGCGCCCTGACACCCCGATTAACACTCGTCCCGCTGGTGTAATTCAAGAGGCCGGGAATGAGTTCTTTATCACCGAGGACGGTGATGGATACTTGGAGTTTTAATGTCAGACGTACCTAGCAATCTAATCCCTACACGAATCACTCAGCTGCCGACCGCGCCAGTCGCGGACGAAAACAGCTTGATGATGATTGTGTATCAGGGTAATAATTATCAAATCCGCGTCGGTGACCTGCTGAGCGTGGCCGGTGTACCGACGAGCACGCAAGTGATTGCGGGCACCGGTATGACGGGCGGTGGGGCATTGACCGGTAACGTCACGCTGAGCATTGCTCCGGGCGGCGTAGGGTCTGCTCAGTTAGCTAGTTCGGGCGTAACACCGGGTGTTTACGGCGACGCTACAACGATACCCGTTTTAACGGTTGATGATACCGGTCGCGTAGTTGCTGCTAGTTCTATTGCCGTAGCCGTTTCAGGTTACGTACCTGAGAGTCGTCAAGTCATTGCCGGTGACGGTTTGAACGGTGGCGGCACGCTGAACGCTAATGTTACGCTAGCTGCTAACCTGTCTAACGCTGCACCGCTCGCGGGTGACGGGGTTGGCGCTGCCGGTACGTCTTTAGACATTTCTCGCGCAGACCACCAGCACCCTGCGGTTAACCTCGGTGTTGACGCAGAGGTTGACGGCATTCTCGGCCTTGGCAACGGTGGTACGGCAAAAAGTCTTGTACCGGATGCAGGAGCGGTAATCTGGTGCGGCGCTGATGGCTTGTACGTTGGTCCTGTAGGTTCAGCTGGGCAAGTGTTGGTGTCTAACGGTACCGGTGAATACACTTGGGGTTCGGCGTTACTCGTGGTTGACCAGCCTGCTAATGTCGTTTACGCTGGTCCTACGGCGGGTCCTGATGCTCCTACGGCCTTCCGTGCTTTGGTTAATGCAGACTTACCAGCCTCGGGCGTAGCAGCAAACACTTACGGATCATCTACTGCAATTCCTGTATTGACAGTTAACGCTAAAGGCGTGGTCACAAGTGCTACAACCGCAAGTTTTACTGGTGGTTTGTCCTACCAAGGTTCTTGGGACGCGTCAACTAATACGCCTACGCTAGCTTCTAGTGTCGGAGTTAATGGCTACTACTACATTGTTTCTGTTGCAGGTTCGACAAATCTGAATGGTATTACAGATTGGCAAATTGGCGACTGGGCAATTTTCAACGGTACAGTTTGGCAAAAGATTGACCAGACCAACTTGGTTAGCTCTGTCAATGGTCAAGTTGGTGCTGTGAGTATTGGTTACGCAGATTTAGCTGGCTCTATTCCTACGTGGAATCAGAATACAACTGGCACTGCGGCGGGATTGTCCGCAACTTTGGCGATTGGCTCTGGCGGTACAGGACAAACAACAGCAGGTGCGGCGTTCAATGCTTTGTCTCCTATCACCACAACTGGTGACCTGATCCTTGGCAACGGTTCAAACAGCGCTACCCGTTTGGCTATTGGCGCTAACGGCTATTTGTTATCGTCTAACGGCACAACTGCCTCATGGCAACCAGCTCCTGCTGGTGGAGTAACTACTTTTGACGCAGGAACTACAGGCTTTACTCCAAGCACTGCAACCTCTGGCGCGATTTCCTTAGCTGGAACCCTTGTGGTTAGCAATGGTGGTACTGGTGCAACAAGTCTGACGGGCTATGTCAAAGGCACTGGGACATCCGCACTGACAGCCTCTTCTACCATTCCTAACACAGACATCTCTGGTTTGGGAACCATGTCAACACAGAACGCAAACTCTGTTGCGGTTACTGGTGGAACAATTAACGGAACAACTGTTGGGGCGACAACAGCGGCGGCGGGCACATTTACAGGTTTAACGGTAAACGACAATTCAACCTTTGGTAGCAGTAACGCCGATACCATAAATTTTGTTGGGCGTGTAAACTCTGATTTTGACCCTGCATCGGATAACGCTTATGACCTTGGTAGAACAGGACATGAGTGGCGTAATTTGTATTTGACAGGCACAGGCAACATTGACAGTTTGATTGCTGACACAGCCGACATCAACGGTGGCACTATTGATGGCACGGTAATTGGTGGCGCATCAGCGGCGGCTGGAACCTTTACGACTGTGGTTGCAACGAGTGGCATCTCTGGAGGTACGTTTTAATGATTGAAGAGTTAATAGCTCGTGTTTTCAAACTCAGAAATGAGAGCCACGTCGCGCATTGGAAAACTAAATCGTATTCCGAGCACCAGGCTCTCGGAGAGCTATACGACGGTATCATTGACCACCTAGACAACTACGTAGAAGCGCATCAAGGTGGTCTCGGCGTCATCGGCAAAATGCCAGAGGACGTTGAAAACATTTCAAAATGCGTAAGAGATGATATAATTTGGTTAACAGAAAACCGAAGCAAGATCTCCAAGGGTGTTCCAGCATTGGAAAACATACTCGACGAGTTGACCGGTCTGCACATGAAGACCTTGTATAAACTTGAAAATTTGAGGTAATATCATGGCACAAACTGGTTACACACCAATTCAGCTGTATTACAGCTCAACCACGACGAACGTCCCGAGCGCGGCTAACCTTGCATATGGCGAATTAGCAATTAATATCGCGGACGGTGTTTTGTATTACAAAAACCCGTCAAATGTTGTAACTCCCTTTGCTTCGGGTGGTGCTTCTGCTGACGGGGTTATTTATGAAAACAGTTTAGTCATTAGCGCAAACTACACCCTCGCAACGTCAAAGAATGGCTTGAGTGTTGGCCCAATCACGATCAATTCCGGTGTTGCCGTCACTGTTCCTAGCGGCCAACGCTGGGTCGTACTGTAAGAGGATAAGAGATGAGTTCAATTTCAGCAGGTACAGCAGCAGGCACTGCGCTAGTTAGCACTGGCGATACTACGGGTGTGTTGCAACTACAAGTAAACGGCACAACGCCTTCTGTTACTTTAGCCGCAAACGGCTCTATTGGTGTTGGCTCTACACCGGGCTACGGTACTAATGGACAAGTTTTAACTTCTTCGGGTACAGGCTCTGCGCCTACGTGGACAACTCCAAGTGCAGGAGCTATGACATTAATTTCTACAGCAACCGCTAGTGCAAGTTCATCAATTGATTTTACTGGGTTAACTTCAGCGTATAAAAATTATATTGTTTACATAAATAATTGTGTACCAACTAGTGGTGATGATTTTGCACTGAGAACGTCAACAGATAATGGTAGCAGCTTTGATTCTGGAGCGAGTAATTATGTAAGTCAAATGAACAGCGTTCTTAATGGAAGCGCTAATACAACCTTATATTCTGGTGCAACCAACGGCACAAAAATATATCTTATGCCGCCAAACAACATTTCTTCTACCGCCAATTTAGGTGGATATAGCGGTGCTGTTACAATTCTAAATCCTTCAAATGTTTCAAATACAGCAATAACAGTGGCTTCAAGTTTTACTAATACATCAGGAATTCATTCATGCACTTCATGCGCTGGAGCTAGACTTAATACTTCTGGTGCCGTAAATGCAATAAGATTTTATATGCAAAGTGGTAGTACGATTGCATCAGGAACTTTTAGACTTTATGGGGTTAACTAGTCATGCACACACACAAAATAGTTAACGGCCTTCGGGTTGACCTTACCGCCGAAGAGATAGCGGAGATTACCACTCGTGCGGCAGCTTATGTCCCACCTGAACCCGCACCCGCCCCAACCAAAGAACAACTGCTTGCAGAGCTACAGGCTCTGACGGCTAAAATCCAAGCACTGGAGTAAACGATGGCCTTAATTTTAGATGGTACAAACACCCCAACACTAGGTGGCGTAGGCTACGGAGATGGGTCTGAGCTTGCATTTACTAGTGCGGGTACTTCTGGTCAGGTGTTGACATCGGCGGGTGGTGCTGCGCCTACTTGGGGGGCTATTAGTCCAGCACTTAATATACAAGTTTTTACTTCATCTGGCACATACACAAAAACATCTGGGACTGCAAAAATAAGAGTTTTAGGTGTTGGTGGCGGCGGTGGTGGTGGGGCGACAAATTTTAGCCAATTTGGTGGTGGTGGTGGTGGTGGTGCTGGTGGGTACTTTGAATTACTTCAAGATGCTTCTGCCTTAACTACTGTTACAGTAACTATAGGTGCTGCTGGTGCCGCTGGTGTAGGAAGCGCTGGCACTGGAACCGCCGGTGGCGTTGGGGGCAACACAACTTTTGGAGTTTTAGCAACTGGGTTTGGTGGTAATGGAGGTGCGGCAGCTACAGCGGGTGCAGGCGGTGCTGGTGGAAGCGCAAGTGGCGGAACGCTGAATGTAACAGGTGGAGGCGGTGGGGCTGGTATTGGCACATCACCTTTTGGCATGGGTGGACTTGGCGGTGCTTCATTTTTCGGCGGCGGTGGGCGGGGTGTTGTTGGGAATACTGCTGGTGTAGATGGAGTCGCTTATGGCTCAGGTGGCGGCGGAGCAGCTAAGGCCGGCTCAACTGGAAATGGACTTAATGGTGGAGTGGGTGCTGCTGGGTTAATTATTGTAGAGGAATACGCATAATGACCACGACAAAAGAACAACTGATGGCGCAATTAGCTGCGTTATCTGCACAAATACAAGCACTGGAGTAACACATGGCTACGATTATCAATGCGGATACAGCTACAGGCGGCGCGATCATTACAGGCGATGGGTCGGGGGTTTTGGCGTTGCAAACAGGCGGTGTAACAGCGGTCACGGTTAGTGCGGCGCAGGCAGTAACATTTGCTAATGCTCTTGTTAGCCCGACGCTGACCACTGCCGCGATGACAAACCCGACTATTACTAACTACGTCGAGACACCGTACACAGCTAACACTAGTACGGCTATTACGTTGAACCTTGCAAATGGCACGGTGCAAATTCTGACGCTGACAGGTAGTCCAACGATTACGATGCCCGCATTAGTATCGGGCAAGTCATTTGTTATTTACTTAAAGACAGGCGCAGGTAGCTACACAGTAACGTGGTCAACAGTTAAATGGCCGGGCGGCACAGCACCTACGATTACAAGTGCGGCCAGTAAAATGGATATCTACAGCTTTTACTGTGATGGTACCAATTGGTACGGTGCGACTGTTAGCCAAAACTACACCCCGTAAGGAATAATTATGTTCGCTGCTGGTAACTCCGTCGCTGCTTCTGAACCAAATTACATAGAGTCGGTATTCTCTACGTATCTTTATACGGGCACTGGCGCTGCTCAAACAATTACTAATGGAATTGATCTGGCTGGTAAGGGTGGGTTGGTTTGGTTAAAAAATAGAACCGATGGAGGAAGTTTTCATCGACTTGAAGATACAGTTAGAGGCGCTGGTAAAACGCTTTATTCAAATAGTACGCTTGCCGAAAGTTCAGCAAATCCAAATTTAACATCTTTTAATGCAAATGGTTTTTCTGTAACTACAGGCGCTAGTTCATTATCGGGTCAATCTTGGGCCTCATGGACATTCCGCGAACAGCCTAAGTTCTTTGATATTGTGACTTATACGGGAAACGGAATTAATGGACGACAGATTAGTCACTTATTAGGCTCAGTACCGGGTTGCATTATTGTCAAATCTACTAGTCTGGATGCGACAAATTGGATAGTTCATCATCGTTCTCTGGGATTTACTCAAGTAATTTATTTAAACAGTACTCTTGCTGCTGAAACTACATCAAGAATTATGGGTGCAACATCTACAAACTTTACGGTTTCTGATGCCTCAACGTTAAATAGCAATGGCGCAACTTATGTAGCCTACCTATTCGCCCACAACGCAGGAGGCTTTGGTCTTACTGGTACGGATAATGTGGTTTCGTGTGGGACATATACGGGTAACGGTACTGCTACTGGCCCGACTGTAACACTTGGATATGAACCACAGTGGATAATGGTTAAATCATCTAATAACATTAGTAATTGGATTATGCTGGATAATATGCGCGGAGTTCCTACAGGCGGATTTGATAGCGATCTTTATGCAAACTTAACGTATGTAGGTTCACCTACAGTTGACTTTTTAGATTTCACTGCAACAGGTTTTATTCCTAAAAGCAATAATAGCGATACAAATGGAAGCGGATCAACCTACATCTACATAGCCATACGTCGTGGTCCGATGAAAACACCTACGCTGGGTACGAGTGTGTTTAACGCAACAGCTACGACAGCAACAACGGGAACTGTAATAACTACAGGCTTTCCAGTAGATGCACAAATTATTCAGTACCGGACACCTGCTGGTGGAAATGTTCTTTGGCAAGATCGTCTGCGCGGAGTAAATACAACGGCAACTGAGGGGGACAATCCAGTTCTTACGTCTAACGATACAAGCGCAGAATCAAGCAGTTTTTCTAGCACAAGATATTGGGATAATAATGGGTATCAGATAAGCGCATCTTTAACTGGTCAAAATAGAATTTACTGGAACTTCCGTCGCGCACCCGGCTTCTTTGATGAGGTTTGCTATACGGGTAATGGAAGCACGGCGGCTAATGGGCAGATTGTTGCTCATAATTTAACCGTATCTCCAGAATTATTAATAATTAAACCAAGAAGTATTGCTGGAAGTTGGATAACGTGGGCGTCTAGTCTTGGCGTAGACGGATCAGGTAGATATTATGACCTGTTGTTAGAAACAAGTGGCGCAAGAGGTCTATTCACATTAAATGGAAATGCGTTAACAACATCTCCAATTTATAGCACTACTCAAATTGGCGTTGGTGGTACAAATACAAATGCATCAACGCAAACCTACGTAGCCTACCTATTCGCAACCTGCGCCGGAGTCTCTAAAGTCGGCAGCTACACAGGCACAGGTGCATTACAGACTGTAGCTTGCGGGTTTACTTCTGGCGCTAGGTTTGTGCTTATTAAGCGCACCGACTCCACTGGCGATTGGTACGTTTGGGATTCGGCGCGTGGCATTACGTCAGGCAACGATCCATACCTGCTGCTCAACAGCACAGCAGCAGAGGTTACAGCAACCAACTACGTTGACACCGACACTACTGGCTTTAAAGTAACCGCAGCAGCGCCAGCAGGTATTAATGCTTCAGGTGGTACATTTTTGTTCTTAGCAATTGCTTAAAGGAAACATTATGCAAGTACGAATCAGAGAAACTGGCGCAGTAATGTTTGAAAACGAGTTTCGCGCACTTCACCCAAGCACTTCATTCCCACAGCAAATTAACGCAGAAACACTAGATGCGTTTGGTGCGGATGTAGTGTTCGAAGGCCCACAAGCTACAGGCGGTGATGTTTATCAATACTCACAGGCTTCTGGCGTAGAGTTAGTAGATGGCAAGTGGTTTACTAAGCACATCCTTGGCCCAATCTTTACGGATCGTCCTGCTACTGATACTGAGCCAGCACAAACAGCAGCAGAGCAAGAAGCTGCTTATAAATCTTCTAAGGACGCAGAGCAAGCTAAGTCTGTGCGCTCAAGCCGTAACGATAAGCTAAAAGAATCTGATTGGACTCAGATTACTGATGCGACTGTAGACAAAGCTCTTTGGGCTACGTATCGTCAAGAACTAAGAGATATTAGCTCGCAAGAAGGTTTCCCTTGGACAATCACTTGGCCTACGCAACCGGAGTAAGCAATGTATGGACCCAATCACAATCGGTGCGGCATTTGCAGTAGCCAAAGCGGCTGTTGCTGGGGTTAAGGAAGCCATTGCGCTAGGTAAGGAAGTGCAGGAGTGTTATCACGACATTAGTGCATTCTTTACTGCGCAGGGCGAGATTCAAGCAGCGGTAGTCCAGCAAGAGCATGACAAGAAGCTAGGCAAGCCGGTACAGAAAGACGCTACTGCCGAGGCGCTCGATGCGATGTTTGCGTCGCGCCAGATGTTCAAAATGGAAGTGGAACTACGTGAAGCATTGATCTACGGCTCCGGTAACGAATCGGGCTTGTACGAAGAGATGTGCCAACGCCGCGACCAGATTATCCAAGAACGGCGTGATGCGATTGAAGAAGAAGCCCGGCTAGAGCGTATGCGCCTGCGGGCAATTGAGCGCAAGAAAGAGCAACGGATTCAGAATATCCAAGAGTGGCTGGCGGTAGTGTTTGGCGTAGCGATCAGCAGCTTTATCATGTACGCAGTGTGGTGGATGTTTAGACAAGGGAACGACAAATGATGACTCTATTCACAACGCTGATCTCGTTTCTGAGCGGCGGGCTTCCTAAGCTATTAGACTTCTTCCAAGACAAGCAGGACAAGAAACACGAACTGGCCTTGGCTCAGATTCAGGTGCAATCTCAACTTGAGATGCAGAAGGCTGGCTTCCAAGCGCAGGAGCATATTGAGGAAATCCGCACCGACCAGATTAGTATTCAGGCACAAACAACTGAACGGCAAGCCCTCTACGCCCACGACATTGAGATCGGCAAGGGTGCGTCCCAGTGGGTGATTAACCTCCGCGCTATGGTACGGCCTACGATTACGTATGGTCTGTTCTTCTTGCTAGTCATTATTGATGTTGCTGGCGTCTGGTATGCGTGGACTACTAACGTGCCGTTTAACGTCATGATTGATGCGGTTTGGGACGACGATACGCAGATCATCTGGGCGTCCGTAATTTCGTTTTATTTTGGAACGAGGGCTTTCCGAAAATGACAATAGGCGTGTATGCGGTAATCAACAAAGCAGATAAAAAAATGTACATTGGTAGTAGCTCAAATGTAGAGCGAAGGCTTGTGCATCATAGGTCACACATTAAACGTGGACATGTAACATTGATTACCGCGTTACGTAATTTGGTACTGGACGTTAACGACTTTGATTTTCAGTTAATTGCAAAGACAGAATCCATAAAAGACGCTAGGCAGTTTGAAACGGCTTTATTGCAGTCTGCATGGGGACAGTCTTGGCTATATAACTTAGCGCCGCACGCCGATGGGGCTAGTGGCTTAACTAGGGACCCAGAGAAATACAAAACAGGCGCGGCAAAAAGAAACTCAAACCCTGATTACGCCAAGAAATTAAGCGTAGCTTGCAAAGGGAAAAGGGAGATTGTGACTTGTTCGCATTGCGCTCTGTCTGGCGGTGGCGGGAATATGCGCCGGTACCATTTTGATAAATGCAGCAAAAAATGATACGCCTTTTGCTAGCTATTAGCGTTTTTGGTTGCGCGGATAAGCACGCAGATTGCGTAGAGATGGCGCAGCGCGAGTATTCAAATGCCCACCCAGAGACAAGCTACAGCCAGCTAATACTGAAACGTCAAGACTTTGAGCGTCGATGCCCACAATGAACTTCACCGCCCTACACGAACTCAAGTACCACGAAGGGGTAAGGAAGAAGCCTTACTTGGACAGTGTGCTGTTGTGGACGACGGGAGTTGGGCATCTGATAGCGCCGAAAGCGCATCTGGAAATGACGTTCGTTCAGCGCAAGGAAGCTAAAGCTGCGGGCTTACTGAAGTGTCCAGCCGAGTGGGACAGGGGGCTAACGAATGCCGAAGTGGATGAAATTCTTAAAGCAGACCTTGGCAGGTTTGAAAGAGGTGTTCTACGTCTGTGCCCTAGTGGGCTTACTCAAGGCAGGTACAACGCACTTGTCAGTTTTGCATTCAATGCTGGGCTAGGCCGATTAAAGAGTTCGTCAATTCGCGCTAGGCACAACCGTGGCGATTTTGGTGGCGCTGGAGATGCTTTTCTGCTATACAGAATGGCAGGTGGCATGGTCCAAAAAGGGCTTGAAACCCGCCGTAAAGACGAACGCGCAATGTACCTGAACGGGTAAAAGATGCCATTATCAAAGATTATATTTAAGCCCGGCGTTAACCGCGAGAACACGCGGTACACCACTGAGGGCGGCTGGTATGAGTGCGACAAGATTCGTTTTCGTCAGGGCAATCCTGAGAAGATCGGCGGCTGGACGCCCTTTAGCGTAGATACTTTTCTAGGTGTGTGCCGAGCATTATGGAACTGGGTTACTTTAGCCGCAGAAAATCTTGTCGGAACGGGCACTAACTTAAAGTATTACATTAACCAAGGCAGTGTCTTCTACGACATCACGCCTATCCGTGAGACAGTAACGCTTACCAACCCCTTTACTGCCACGAATGGCTCCGCCGTTATTACGGTTGCAGATACTGCGCACGGTTGCGGCACTGGGGATTTTGTAACCTATAGTGGCGCAGGCATTACGGGCCTTGGTGGCAATATTACGATAGCCGTCTTAACTGGCGAATTTCAAGTTACCGTTATTGATGATAATAGCTACACCATTACGGTTAGCGCCACGGCCGATGCTACAGATGTGTCTGGCTCTCCGGGCGGCGGCAGTGTTGTTACGCAGTATCAAGTTAATACCGGCACAGATATTCAAGTTCCGTTAGTTGGTTGGGGCGCAGGCGGCTGGGGCTTAGGTACATGGGGTGTGGGACAGAGTACCTCTAGTTCTTTACGGCTCTGGAGTAACTATAACTTCGGTGAAGACTTGCTGTATGGCCCTCGCGGTGGTGGTATTTATTACTGGAAAGCCAGTGTAGGCGTTAGCCCCGTCCAATCAACTATTAGTATTGCGGCGCCGGGCTTAGTTACTATGCCGGTTGAGTTTTTTATTGCGAATGGCACGGCTATTACATTAACCTCTACTGGCGCTTTACCTACTGGCTTAACTGTCGGCGCAATTTACTATGTAGTTAACACCACGGGGAACACGTTTAATCTAGCTACTTCCGCAGCGTTATCTGCAACATTAACTTCTGTAGTTATTACGGGTATTGCAGGGCAGTTTTCTTGTGCGGCGTCATCCGTTGCGCTGGCTGTGGGACAGTCGTTAACGCTTTCCGGTACTTATGGCGGAACAGGGTCTATTACGGGCTATACTGACCCAACAACGTATTACATCGTTGCAACTAATGGCAGCACGACATTTACCCTATCTACTACTCCGGGCGGCGCTGGCGTAACCACTACGGCCGGCACGCCAACAGGTTTAACTTACACGCTGTCTACCGTAATTAGTACTTCTGGTACACAGTCCGGCCTGCAATACGTATCCCAGCGGGGCATTAATCTTGCGTTAATCAGTGACGCAGACTGCCCGATTTACCAGAACTACCTAGTCGTATCTGACGCATCGCGCTTTGTGCTGGTATTTGGCACGAACGACTACAGTTCAACCACGCTAGATCCGATGCTTATTCGCTGGTCGGATCAGGAAAACCCGTTTGTCTGGACGCCAGCCATTACGAATCAGGCGGGCAGTATCCGTTTGTCTCACGGCTCAGAGATTGTGGCGGCCATTCAGTCTCGCCAAGAGATCGTGGTATTTACCGATCAGGCCGTGTACTCGCTGCAATATCTCGGGCCTCCGTTTGTTTGGAAAACGGAACTGCTAGGGGACAACATTTCTGTTATGGGGCCTAACGCTGTGGCACTGGCGTCTGGCGTGATTTACTGGATGGGTGTGGATAAGTTCTACATGTACGATGGCCGCGTTCAAACGCTTGGCTGTGACCTGCGCCGGTACGTATTCCAGGACTTAAATATTCAACAGCGCCAGCAGGTATACGCCGGCACTAACGAAGCGTTTAATGAAATCTGGTGGTTTTATTGCTCAAGCGATAGCACGGTTAGTGACCGCTACGTGGTGTACAACTACCTTGAAAAAATCTGGTACTACGGTACGATGGGGCGCACGGCTTGGCTGGATTCTGGTTTGCTGGCCTTCCCTATCGCGGCAACATACAACGGCTTGCTGGTCAATCAAGAAGATGGTATTGACGATTTGGAAACAGGTGCGGCCGCTCCAATTAATGCGTACATTAGTTCCTCTGAGTTTGACATTGGTGATGGCCATAACTTTGGTTTTGTGTACCGCATAGTTCCTGACCTTACGTTTGCCGGCTCAACAGCAGATGCGG